CTTGGTTGCCATCACCTACCTGCATATCGCCAACAGAAGCAAATCTACGACCCGCTTCAACCAACATGCCCAACAACTGCAAAAGTGTGCCGCTTGGTTCTTTGAACGGCAAAGGCATCAATGCATCGCGCAGTGACCCGCCAGGTGCATCCATGTCTCTGAACTCACCAGGTTGCAACGGCACATCGTTATCTCGGATACGAATGCCACGAGCCTTGAATCCTGCAGGCAGGTTGGCCAGCGTACCGGCATCGATCAACTGACGCAGAATGGAAGTGGCTGCTTGAGATAAGCCACCAATCATATGGGTCAGACCAAAACCATAAAAACCAACGCCTGGCAGAAACTTGTAATGCACAAAGTAGTCAATGCGACGGCGCATAACGTCCGCTTGGACATAGTTCCTGCGAATAGATAAAACAGTGTTCTGTTTCGGTAGTAACGTGACGATGTACGGTAGTTTGATTCCTGTCTCTTCGCCATTGCCATCCACATCCTCAAAGCCTGGAATATCAAGTTCTACATGAACCTCAAGTAGCTCAGCCTCGTAGTCACTAGAACCACCTGAAGGCTTGATGCCCTGAAGCTCATCAATCTCATCCTCAATATCATCTGAGTAAGAAGCATCGTCATAATCGCCAGAACTCTTTGTCTTGCGATAAAAACCTGTCTGCTGCAGCTTGCGAACTTCGTTCATCGACATGCCAATTACATGCGTGATACGAACCGCATCATCAAGACTGGTGGTGCCGTAAGGCACAATTAGTTTTTCAGATGGGATAAAGCGCGATACAGGGCGGCCCAATGATTGGTCAAAATGAACCTTACGGAACGCGCTGCCAGACAAGGGCAAATAGAAAAGCAGTTGGTCAGTCTCAGGATCGTACTCTTTCATCTCCTGAGTGATCAGGTAATTCATGTACTCCTGCACACGAGCAGCCTGCAAATCAGTCTGCGGCGTACCCATACCCATAACCATGGTCTTAACAGGGCCGCCAGAGGGCAGCATTTCCTTGTAGGCTTGCGCTTGGAACTGGGTGACAGATTCGGCTAGAAGCGGGTGAACTACGCCAGAAGCGCCATCAAACGGCTCTGTGCGGTCTTCAAATTTCATGCCCAAGAACTTGAGGCCTTCGGTGTACTGATCAATCCACTCTTTACGAGAAGATCGGTCATCATCGATGTCGCTCATCAGGTCAGAATAAATACGACCAAGGTCGGCACTTTCCATTGTTTCTGCGAGGTTGGCATCAAACGCCATGGGCATATCACCCATAAGCTCTTGTTCACCAAAGACCATGGTGCCGTCATCCATGATCATGGCATCTTCATCGTCCATGCCATCAAGGATCAATTCATCTTCAGTGACCGCACCAACCTGAATCTCTTTCGAGTTGTCTTCGATATCAAGCTCGTTAATATCTACGTCATCTACACCGCGCTCTATAGCCATGGCTTACTCTTTGTCTGCGTACAGATTATCGAAGATACGGTTCACATCTAACGTGTAATCCAAATCCGACTTGCTGTAATGAATATGCTGAGACGGCTTAAAATCAGGTGCCCCCTCGCCAGTCTCAAACCATGCCGGATGCGTCACGCGCACTCGGTTGTTTGGCAAAGCTACTATATTCCCAGTCCACTCGCCAGCATCAAGTAACTCCATCACATGCGATTGTTTGTGCTGTGCAGGATCATCAGCGATCTCATTCTCAGCATAATCAACCGTGAACAAGTACTTCGCGGGATACATTTCACCGCCAATCTTCGCCATCCAAGGGCAAGGTGTAGCACGATCTAGAACGTATACAGAATGAGTGTGAGAAGAACAGTCCCAAGGCTGGGCATCATGTACCGCCATAGGCTCTGGCCATTCCTCAAACGGCGTATCCGCAACCAAAGCAGTGATCGGCATTCTTGCCCACATGGCTCCACCATGGACATTCGGTTCATCCTCTTCATCGTCAGTTTCACACCCAGTGAAAATGACCTGAAAACTGAGGCATCTCGTAGGCATAGTAGTCACGGCAATAACCATCGCGTGCAAAAACTCGCCATGGTATTTCTCGTGATTGTGTGTGTATTCCCGTCTCACCCAGCACTTGAAGTGCGGGATGTTGCTTTGCAGATATGGCAAACTATGTTAGCCCCACTTGGTTTCCCACTTGGTGACCATTCCTCCTTTTGATTTTTCTAGCGGGGTGCCAGATGGCTTAATCCCCTTCTTCTCCATCTCAGCGCGACCAACACGCTTCATCAACTCGTAGCCTCCTGCAGCACCTGCACCTGCAGCAGCGGTGCCCGCAGCAACACGGTTGCGAGTCTTCTTCGCTGCAGTCGCAGCACGCTCACGATCAGCAATCGACGGGCCTTTCTGATCCCGCATGTACTTCGGCGTGGGCTGGTTCTTAGATGCCTCTTGCGCTTTCTTAACGGCAGTCTTGCCATACTTCTTGATCGCAGCCTCAACGCCTTTCTTGGCGATGAGGGCTATGATCGGAAATAACGGAGCAGCCACTATCGAAGAGCCTTACCGTAACCGCGCTTAGCTGCGCCTACCCCTCTGGGTTTGGACTGCTTACGCACAGAGCCACCTTTGGCATAACCTTTTTTCATCATACCGCCACTAGATCTCTTCACGACTCTAGAAACTTTTCTAGGGTCATTAGTTTTAATGTCGGTATTGAACTCACCCTCATCTCTAAAGGTGAAAGTAGACTTGCCTGCATTTCTTGCTCTGCTAAAAGCTTTTTCAAAAGCAGCATCTCTTTCAGCTTTAGCGTCTGCTTTCTTTTGGGCATTGGTCTTGCTAGGCCTTCTTCCGGTCCTAGCCTCCTTGCGATCAGCTTGAGAGCCTTCCTTTCCTTTTGGAAGCTTGTCTAGGTTGCTAAGGGTAACCCCTGCAGCTAACCCTTTAGCGGCTCCAGACAACTGATCTCTTTTGCCTTGAATCTTAATTACCGCCGGCCCCATTAAATGAGTCGTTGTCTTGCCATCTTTAGACTGAATGCGGCCTCTAGATTGTTCGCCAGTTTTTGTTTTAGCGTCCTTAAAATTAGTTCCAGTTGAACTTTTAACTTTATCTACAGCTTTCTCGCCAAACTTTTTGATGGCCTTCTTAACGCCTTCTTTGGCAATAAAGGCGGCTATTACCGCAGGAATCGCCATTAGCGGCCAGCCTTCCCGAACCCGCGAAGAGCAGCACCTACGCCGCGTGGCTTCGTAGGCTTGCGTGAAGTCGCTCCACCCTTGGCCATACCCTTCTTCTTGACAGCACCGCCTTTGGCATATCCTTTGGACTTCATCATGCCGCCAGCTTTCTTCTTGGCAACGCCTCGACCCTTCAAGATGTCCGCCTGCGTGACCTTGCCGTCACCCGTCAGGTCAGGGAAGCCGCCATTCTTCATGCCCATAGCCCTACGGCCACCGCGAGCACCACCCTTGGATGCCATCTTGGATTTCATCATGCCGCCTCCCATCTTCTTGACTGGCTTCTTTCCTTCAAATCGATTGTACGCCTGGGTGAGTGTCTCACCCTTCTTACGGCCAAGCTCTTCTTTCGTAATCGCTAACTTCTTCTTGCCATCAGCGCCCGTGTAAAATCTAGAACCTGCTTTCTTTGCCGCAGCAACAGACTTGTATTTCTTCCATTCTGGTCCGCTTGATGCAGGCGTGGAATTGGTGGTCTTCGCCTTAGGGGCGGGGGTCTTCGTGGCAGGGGGCTTGGAAGCAGGTGTTTTGGCGGCAGGAGCCTTCGGTTTGGCGGGCGGGTTTGCAGAAGAACGCAAAACACCCGTACTTGCCTCGGCAGAATCTTGTCTAGCCAAACGCTCTCGACGCTTCATGTCGGCAATTGCTTTCTTCTCGTCAGCATTTAAAGCCCTGCCACTAACAGACGCAGCTTGACGATCAATCTTTGCTTGCTCACGAGCACGAACACGCTCTTTGCGGGCCTCTTCGTTCTTTCTTATCTCTTGCTCTGTCTTTTTTCTTAACTCAGCAGCACGCCTCTTACCTTCAGCTTCGCGCTGCTTGAGAATATCCATGCCTTTGCGTCTTCGATTAGAACGGCCTTGAGGGTCATCCATGCTTTCGGATCGGGGGAAGTCGCCACTGAGGTAGCTACCAATCGCACCGAATAAACCTTTTTCTTTTGCTTCATCGGCAGCAATTTGCCGGCGAGTCCTATCTTCGTACTTGCTTTTGGCCATAGGAGGCTCCTAATAATATGCGCGCTTATCTCGGTACACTTCCTCTTCCTCCTCGTCAGAATAAAGATTAATGAAGTTACCTTGACGAAATCTTAATATCGCCTGCGTCGTAGTGTCCACATAATCATCGTGCGGCGCAAACGGAAATGCAGCGCACTCCTCAATAACCTCATCCGCAAACACACGGTCAGGCGCCCAAACCATACCAGCCTCAAACACAGGACTCACCGCGTGAACACGCGACATCTTGTCATTGCCCCTAGATGGCCGGTAATTCACCACAGGAATCCCCATCGCCCTCAACTCGTGCGTCAATGGCGTACCACTCGCCTGTGCCTCAATCAAAACCATGTCAGGCTGGTATTCCGAATACTGCTCCTGTGCAATCGCCTTCAACTCAGGGAAATCCCACCGCCCCTTCTGTGCATCCAACAACACAATCGCATCACCCATGCCTTCCTGCGGCTGAAATACGCCCCAGGTCGTGATCGCGCTGTAGTCAGCCGTCTCCTTCTTGGAAAACGCTGTGTCATAACTCTGAATCACATAGTGACAGTTAGGCGGCTCGTCATGTTCCCATAACTGCCACCAATCTCGCTTGATAATCGCACCCTCTTCCGACGTAGGGTTCTGCTGGTACTGAGCATTCCACTTAGATACAGGAATCGATGCCTTAACAGACTCCAATTCCTCCTTCTTCCAGAACTCAGGCCACAAAACATTGCCCGAATCCTCGAAAATGGCCGGTAATTCCACTACCTCCCACTGATCCGAGTGACTTTCCGTCTGCCGATTCAATAATCGACCCGTCAAATCCGCCGTATTCCACCGCGTCATCACAATTACAATCGCACCACCAGGCTGCAGACGCTGACGGGGGCCAGATGTGTACCATTCGTAGCAAGAATCCAACAAATTGATCGACATCGCGTCCTGCTCAGAGTGCGGATCGTCAATGATCAGCAAATCTGCACCACGCCCCGCTATCGCACCACCCACACCAGCCGCAAAATATTCCCCACCCTTATTCGTTTGCCACTTTCCCGCACTTTTTGAGTCGGAAGCCAAGGATACCTCGCCAAATATTTTTGAGTACTCGTCTGAATCCATCAAGTTTCGTACCTTACGGCCAAAGTTGATCGACAAGTCAGCCGTGTGCGTGGTCTGCATGATCTTCATGTCAGGCTTCAAGCCCATCGCCCACGACGGAAAGTAAATCGACGCGAACTCAGACTTCGTATGGCGGGGCGGCATGTTCACAATCAACCGTTTCAACTCACCCTTGGCAACACGGGTCAGTTTCTCAGCAATCAAGCGGTGGTGGTCGCCCTCAATGAACCCAGGCCAGATGTAGCGAATGTACTCCATGAAGGATTCCTTCGCCTTGTCCTGCGTCTCCAGCAGCGATAGCCGCTCCTGAAGCATCAAAATCTCTTTCATCTCACCTTCAGAGAGGTGACTTAGGTTAGGACTAGCCATTTGTATTTTTCATAAGATTATGGGTGGTGAACGTTATATATACACTAACACTATACGCTGTGCTGTATAGGGGGGGATGAGGGCGCGACAAGTCGCGGACTTTTTTTGGGTTTGCGCCCTAGGGTACCTAGGACGCGCAGACCGTCGCGGCTGCGAGGCCGTGCGGGCGACTGAACGGCACCGCCGAAGGCTGTGAGGCTGCGCCCGCCGGAAGTTTAACAGGTGAGCGCGCCCTACCCTACCCCGCCAAACTGGCACCGATGCCCTACCCTCACCCAAATAAATGTTATTTTTTTATCCTTTTTGCTTGCGCGTTGGTTGATGATTTGATAAATTGCACTTGTGCAATTGAGCACGGCAACAAAAGGAAATGACATGGAATCACTCAAAGATCTTATAACGGCGCGGGACTTGTTGGAGTTCGAGATAGCGCAGACCAAAAAGTCCAAAGAGCTTAAAATCATCAAGGCAAAGATCGCGGCAATAATGGCGCCAGCCAAACTGCGCGCCGAAAAGCTTGCAGACCGTAAAGGGTACATTGAGAAGATGACCAAGGCTGGAAAAGTCGTCCAAAGATCTGAGGGCAAAATGCCAGTTAATGGCGAGACGGCTGCGTACACAGTGACAAAATCACAAGTGGTCGCGCACCCGCGCACCGTCATCCAGATATCTATGGTCTAAATCTCAGCGTGATGGGCATCCCATGGGTGTTCATTGCGATGCGATTTGCATCAAACATAAAGGAAAAAAACTATGGAACGAGAACAAATAGCAGCGATTCTGATCGAGGCAAACGAAAATGGGCGCGCAGCCGCAACCGAAACCGAATTGCACATGGTCAGAGCAGTAGATCAGGACGGACGGGTTTCCAATCCATTCCCAATTTGCGGATTCGCCTCAGTCAGAGTCAAAGGCCTGCGCGGCAAGGTACTGGGTGAATTCAAACAACGAGGCTTCGAGAAAAGCATGATGGGCGGACAGTCCTTATGGGTGGGCGATTACCACCAGTCGTTTGATATGAAGTCGGCCTATGCGAGAGCATATGCCCAGACGTTAACCCGCCATGGGTTTAGCGCATGGGCTGAGTCGCGATTAGATTAGATTCCAGCGTGATAGCCATCCATTGGGTGGCTATTGCGATGCAATCTAGCATCGAAACCAAAAGGAAAAACGAGATGGACTACAAAAAATTTAACGGCACTAGCTATCGCGGCTGTTTCAAAATGCCTTATGCCAAACTGGTCGAGGCGATAGGTGAACCAAATCTAATCGGCGACGGGTACAAAACCGACGTGGAATGGGGCTTCGAGCGCGATGGAGTCGTGGCCACAATCTACAATTGGAAAAATGGCCCGAACTACATAGGTCGCGGCACTGTCGAAGACATCGACGATTGGAATGTAGGCGGACACAGCCTTGATGCAATGGACGTTGTCAGCGCGTTGTTGATGCAGCGATAAACCAAACGGGGGCGAAAGCCCCCAAACCAAAACCAAAAGGAAAAGACCCATGGCAAACCCATTCGGAAAAACCAGAGATGTTGAACAACCATACGCCAGATATGTTGGCTATCATCGAGATCTCGGACCGATCGAAGTCCGCATACTCAAACGCTACAAGGGGTCCGTCGAGGCCGAGCAAAAGAACCAGCATTCGAGATGGTTCACCGCAGCCAAATCGGATGC